AGCGTGAATGAAGCCATGCTTAAAACGATGGAGTCTAAAGGATTTGAGGAGACCGCAGTCGACGTAATGAAACCTTATATCGACGAAAAAGATCGTAGGTGGTGGATGTCAACAGAACAGAAAGAGGCTTTACTAAAGTTTGCTAATGAAAACATTGACGTTGCGCCTTTGGATGCTGGGATTGCTTTCATGTGTGCATATGAAATCCATAATTTGTTCAGACGAGTGGTGTCAGCTGTACACAATGAGAAGTTTTGGGGATCAGACACAGAACCAGCTAGTTATTTTGCAAACCTAAAGCGCAAGCTGAACAAGGAGTTGTATAGAACACACCCCGAGGTCATGACTTTGGTAGAACATACTATGAATTGTCCATATCCAGCAAGTGACTGGGGAGTTGACATCTATGTAAACGGCAAGGAAGTTGAGCAGTATTAATAACCATCCACGATCCCGTGGAACATTAACTAAGGAGAAGTCAAATGAGCTTGATTCTACAAGGCTTTGAGAGCGATGCTCTCGTGGAACAAATTAACAATTCACCAAGTAAGAGACTCATACATGAGATTCACTTCAAGTATGGACTCAAGGTGTTGAATGAGGACAAAGGAGAGTTCCTAATGTGCGAACCTAGCACAGGCTTTGCGGTGGCAAAAGTATGGACGGCTACCGAGGATAATGAAACAGTCTACAACTATCGCAGTCCTTTCTATGCAAAAGAGAGAGGGCGCAGTACGGCTGATCGAGAGACGATTCATAGTAAGAAACTCTCAACGCTGATGGGTACGCTAAAGCGTCAGAACGTAGTGCCCTCTATCGGGCGATTGATTGATCAGCAAGCTGAGGTTTGGCATAGAGGTATGGGTGTGATGAAAGAAACTTTTGGTAAGTCAACCAAACAAGTTGATATTAACGCTGACGTGCTTCATGCGCTATTACAAAAAATACTAGGTGTAAGTCCTGATACAAAAGCCTATCAAATAGATACAAATATATGTCAAGAACTACTTGACAAATATAACAAGCTAGATAAAATCAAAGAAGAAAAGGAACAAGAAGTAAATCGATTCTTTGGTAATGAGTTTTGGTGTGTAGGTGCAGATAATAATGGTCATTTGCTTGTTGGCTCAGTAAAGCAAATACCAACTGTGTCAACACAGCGATTGCATGATGCGTATCAAATAGTTAAACCATTCAAGCGAGTTTGTAACTTAGATGAGTATGAAAATCTTAAACCGATTATGTTAATGATGAAAGTTCACATGCAAGATAAAACAGATAAGTTCATTGCAAATACGATTCCACAGACTAGTGTGTTCCTAAGTGATCTTGACATGATTATTACTTACTCTTTCTTTCTTGATTCCTACAACTTTGTATGGGCGCTGACACCATGCTCGAACGTACAATCCTAAGCCCAATAGTATCTCAGTATGACTGGAACTTATATCGTGTACCGATGCGTCGTCAAGGAAATAAATACACCATCTATGTTGATAACTTTTTTACTCGGGTATTTGATGAAGACTCATTACCTGATGAAATCAAAACTAAGATGGCTATGATCCTTGCGTCACCGCATCGTATATTGCAAGACCACGAAGCTACTATGTTATCTTTGATGACTGCACCCAATGAGAATATCAGAGAGATTGGTTGGCGAGTAAGTGACAGTTATTTTTGTTTAATACTAAAACACAAAACCTTGTGCCTACTGCGAGGTGGGGTGATGGAAGGAGAGACACTATGACACCTGAAGCCAAGGTCAAAGCAAGAGTTAAGAAAGTTTTAGATGAACATAAGGTCTACTACTTTATGCCAGCGACAGGAGGGTATGGTCGTGCTGGTGTGCCTGACATTATTGCTTGTTTTAATGGACAGTTCATTGCCATAGAAACCAAGGCTGGTAAGGGGAAGACGACTGCGTTACAAGAACGAGAACTATCACGCATCAAGACAAATGGTGGCACTACGTTTGTTATCAATGAAGATAATCTCGATGATTTAAAACTTTATTTTGAGTGTTGGACTGGACAATTTACTATGTTTGATGACGACGGGAGATGCTGATGAGAGCAAAGAAAGAGTATAGCAAGTGGTGTGCGCTAGAAAGAATGTGGGAGGAATCTCGATTTGGTGCAATGCAAGAAAAGGCATATATCGCTGGGTTCAGTAAAGCGATAGAATTAGTTGAGCAATCTTTAAAAGGAGAAGTAAATGAACAAATTGAAAACCTTCCGTCAGTTGAGAGCCGTCGAGAACGAACCACGGAAACCATCGTTCCACTATGCCGTGGAAACTAATTCAAGATTTGTGTGGACAACGGGCGCAGACGTAATGAAGACATGGAAACGTCACGGGTTTGTTCCACCTACTGAGTATCGTGACGATTACTTCTTTAAGAAGAATCGTGAGGGAAAGGAGAACAATGAGTGAGCAAGATAAAGAATACCTAGAAGCTTTGTATGCTGGTTTTGCTATGGTAGGTTTAGTAATCAACGGAGACTACTCTGCTGAAGAAATTCCTTCCCAAGCAAAACAGCTTGCAAAGTCAATGATGGTAGAAGAACCCGATAAGGGTATTGTTGCAGTAAAACGTCGTTTTATTAAAAAGGAGAAGTAAATGAAAAGAGTAAATGGTAGTAAAAAAATAGCAAATTATATTGCTAAACACCCTCATGCAAAACCGAAACAAGTAGCGTTAGCTACAGGCACGAACGTTAAGCTTGTCTATAACGTAGCATCAAGACTACGCAAGGTAACCAAAGTCCATGAGAAAGAAGTAGATCGTGTAGCAGACATCGTAAATGCCGTTACACAAGGTGCAGTTCGGCGAAGAATTCAGGGTTGGAATCCTGATGACAATCCAAATTACCTAGTGCGTCAAGTCGATGTTGTTAATCACCCAGCGCATTACAAAGTCGGTGGCATAGAAGTTATAGATTTCATAGAGTCTAAAAACTTTAGCTACAACCTAGGTAATGTAATCAAGTATGTTTCTCGTGCGGATCATAAAGGGAACAAACTTGAGGACTTAAAGAAGGCGCAATGGTATCTCACCCGTGAGATTAATAATTTAAGTAAGTAACCCCTAGGGAGTTAGGCTTCGGCTTTGCTCCCTATTTTTGTAACTATTGGTTTTGTTATTTAAGGAGAAGTGTGAATCTAATTGCCTTGGACTTTGAGACGTACTACGCTCAAGACTACTCGCTAACTAAATTGACAACTGAGGAATACATCAGAGATAAACGCTTTGAGGTAATCGGTGTCGGTGTCAAGGTTGGCGAGGGCGAGACCAAGTGGTTCTCAGGGTCGCACATCGACATCCAAAAATACCTTTCCACCCTCCCGTGGAACGATTCTGCTCTCCTTTGTCATAACACTATGTTTGATGGGGCAATCCTTGCTTGGCGCTTTGGCATCAAGCCCTCTCTATATTTAGATACATTGTGCATGGGTCGTGCGGTGCATGGTGTAGAAGTTGGTGGCTCTTTAGCGTCGCTAGTTGAGCGTTACAAATTAGGCGAGAAAGGCAAGGAGGTTATCGAAGCCAAGGGCAAGCAGATAACTGGTTTCACCTCTTTAGAACTCGAGCGCTACGGCGAATATTGCAAGAACGATGTCGAGTTAACTTTTAAGCTTTTCCAAGTATTGTCGAGCGCGTTTCCAAAAGAAGAATTACAACTCATAGATTTAACTTTGCGCATGTTTATTCACCCCGTACTGGAGGTTGATGATGCGTTGCTGGTTCAGCGTTTGGACGAGCTAAAGCATGAGAAGTTACAGTTATTAGGGACACTCAAGGAGAAACTGGGGTGTGAGAACGAAGAAGCGGTGCGCAAGAAGTTAGCAAGCAACAAGCAGTTTGCCGAGTTACTACAAACATTTAACGTACCTGCCCCGATGAAAGAGTCCAAGACTACGGGCAAAGACACCTACGCTCTTGCTAAGAATGACGAAGGGTTCATTGCGTTGACAGAACATGAAGACCCGTTTATACAACAGCTATGTGCGGTGCGTCTTGGTACTAAGTCTACAATCGAAGAGTCAAGGATAGAAAGGTTCATTGATGTTGGTTCTCGCAATAAAGGTCGTTTGCCTATTCCTCTTAAGTATTATGGCGCTCATACTGGTCGTTGGGCTGGTTCTGACAAAGTTAACTTTCAAAATCTCCCCTCCCGTGATGTCAAAAAGAAGACGCTCAAAAATGCCGTTGTTGCCCCCGAAGACTACGTTGTAATTAATTGCGACTCCTCACAGATTGAGGCTCGTGTCTTAGCGTGGTTGGCTGGGCAAGACGATGTGGTTGAGCAGTTTGCTAAAGGTGAAGATGTTTACTCCATATTTGCTACATCAGTCTATGAGCGACCCATTAGTAAGAAAGATCCTATTGAACGGTTTGTGGGTAAGACCTGTATCTTGGGACTTGGTTACGGGACTGGCGCATTAAAGTTACAGCACACACTAAAGACAACACCCCCTGGGGTTGTGATTGACGAGACAGAATCCAAACGGATTGTGGATTTGTATAGAGAGAAGAACGCCAAGATCATCAGTTTATGGAGGAAAGCCGACAAAGCTATTGGGGATATGGCTAATTGGGAGGACATCAAACCATATTACCTTGGCAAGCACAGATGCCTGACTGTAACCAAGGAGGGTATAAAACTACCGAACGGGTTGTACATACGTTACCCTGACCTAAAACTCAATGATGAGAAAGCTAATAGCGGATACATATATCAGTCCCGTAAAGGCCCCGTGTCTCTATGGGGCGGTTCTGTGGTGGAGAACGTAGTTCAAGCACTTGCTAGGATTATTGTGGGTCAACAGATGATTAAACTAACTGAGCGCTATCGCCCCGTGTTAACAGTTCACGATGCGGCGGTGTGCGTAGTCCCCGAAGACGAGGTA